TGTAAAAATTGTCGGTGCAAGTGGAGAATTATTATTTTGTTCTCACCATTACAATAAAATTGTAGATAGTCCAGAAGGCTATACAAAAATGATGGCTTTTATGTATGCAGTTGTTGATGAGCGTGAAAGACTTGTAGAAAATAAAGCGATTGGGAGTGCAAACTAATGTATGAGTATTTTGTTAAAGAAGTAAAAAATGTTGTTGATGGAGATACAATTGATGTAATTATTGATTTAGGTTTTGATATTTTATTTGCATCCCGTGTTCGTTTGGCTGGCATTGATACGCCAGAGTCACGTACAACAGATAAACTAGAAAAGGCTCTTGGTCTTGAGTCTAAAGATTATTTAAAAAAACATCTTAAAGATGCTAAGTCCGTTGTAATTAAAACTGAAAAAATGAATTCATCAGAAAAGTATGGTCGAATTCTTGGTTGGATATACGTAAATGGTGATACCGAATCATTAAACGATAAGATGATTAATGATGGATATGCCTGGGGATATCTAGGAGATACAAAAGTTAAAGATTTTGAAGTATTGAAAAAGGCTAGAGTCAAGTCTGGAAAATGAAAAACGTATTTTATTTTACAGCAGACTGGTGCCAGCCTTGTAAAAAGGTAAAGCCCATTGTTGAAGATATGAAAAAAGAAGGTTTTGAATTTCAAATGATAGATGCTGACTACGAACAACTGCTTGTCAAAAGGTTTGAAATAAAGTCTATTCCAACTTTTATATTAATAGAAGACGGTAAAGAAATTAATCGTATAACTGGAGCAAAAACAAGACAAGAGTTAGAAAAGTTTATAGCAAATGAGTAAAGAAGAAGATCAAATAATTGAAAAACTTATTTTAGACGGTGGTCTTGAAGCGGTGGCTATTGATCAGGAAAGTGGAGAACTACTGTACTCTTTCACTCCTAAAATACAAAAATTAATGCCAAACCTCTATAATGAGCATTTAAATGAAGTAAACTCTAATGTTATGAATCTATGGGAAAAAGGGTTTATTAATATAGACTTTTTTGCCAAGGATCCTTTAATTACCCTGACAGAAAAGGCTGTTGACTCTAACAGTATAAATGAACTATCTAAGCATGAGCGCTGGAATCTTTTTGAAGTAATCAGACTCTTAAAGCGCTAAATACTGATATAATGAGTATATGCCATATCGTGTAGGTGCTAAAGGGTCATTCGGTTGTTCAGGCTATCCTGCTTTAAAAGAGGGTACAAATGAAGTTATGGGCTGTCATAAGACTCGTAGCGAAGCAGCAGCACAAATTTATGCAATTAATCGCTCTGAAGGTAACATAGATAAATCTATGCATGTTATTAAAGAGGGTGATTTTGTTATGGGTATGACTTCTGAAGGCATTGTTCATGGAGTTGTTGAACACATTATGATTGAAGGTGGAACTTTGGGAACCCCTGGATCAAGATATGCACTTCAATCTATGCCACCAGATAATCCAGCAATGTCTGTAAGAGTTTATAAAGAAGAAGATGATGGCTGGGAGCCAACCGCATATAGTATTGGAATGATGTACATGGAAGCAGAAGTTGTAAATATGGAAACTCACACAATGGAAGAAGAATCTGAAATGGAAGATAAAACTAGTTCTGTTAATAAATCAGATGATTCTTATCATTCAGATAATGAAGAAGAAGATAAATGGGACAACATGGCAAAAGCCTGTTGGGCTGGGTATGAACAACGTGGAATGAAAGACAAAGGTGGGCGTATGGTTCCTAATTGTGTTCCCGTTGGAAAAACATACAATATGGATGATGAAATAGAAAAAGCAAAATCGGTTTCTATTGGAGATCACGTAACATTTGCAGTTCCAAAACCACCAGATAAAACAGAATCTGCACACGGAGTTGTAGAAAGAGTAGAGCGTTCTGGCACGGTAAAACTTCCTGGAACTAATGAAAGTGTTGAGGCTTCTTCAGACAATCCAGTAGCAGTAGTTAGAGTTTATGCAACCAATGAAAATGGTAAAAGAACTAGGACTGATAGACGTGTTGTAAAACCTTTTAGTTCTTTAAGAGTTTCTTCTGAACCAATTGATAATGAAAAAATGTATGATATGGATGATGAAATTGAAAAGGTATCTGCAGCAAGGCTGCAAGAACTAGCAGACGCTTATAATAAAAATAAAGAGGGTGATAAAAGAATTACAGTAGGAGCACTAAGACAAGTCTATAATCGTGGCATTGGAGCATACAGAACTAACCCTTCATCAGTGCGTGGAAGCGTTTCTAGTGCAGAGCAATGGGCTATGGGAAGAGTAAATGCTTTTATGGCTGGACTTCGTGGAAGATTCCCAAGAAAACCTTTTGATTTAGATTTATTTCCAAAAGGTCATCCAAGATCTACTAAAAAATCTTTGTTTGAAGATTTTGCAAAAGATGTAAACAAGCCAGAAAGAGTTACAAAACTTTTTAAGGATGACGATACACAAAACAATGTTAATAAAGGTTGGGACGGATCTGTATTTGATTTAAATCCGTTTAAAAAATAATGGCAAACAGATCTTCTGCTTCTTATTATTCAAATCACGGATTCAATCCAATGCAAATTAAAAATGGCAGAATTGTTCGTTTAAGAAAAGACGGTAGCATTAAAGCAGACTTAGGTCCACACAAACAAAAACAAAGTAAGGGAACAACTAATGGCTGAAGATACATACACACCTACATCTGGCATGAAGGCTGCTGCTCGTCGTGCATTAAAATGGAAAGAAGACGGTAAGGCAACAGGTGCTGGAACTCCAGTAGGCTGGGGCAGAGCAACAGATATAGTTGCTGGTAGACCAATGTCTCTTAGTACAGTTAAAAGAATGTTTTCTTTTTTTTCTCGTCATGAAGTAGATAAAAAAGGTAAAGGGTTTTATGATGGTCCAGAGTTTCCTTCTAATGGAAGAATTATGTGGGAGGCATGGGGTGGAGATGCAGGGTTTTCATGGAGCCGTGCAATTGTAGAAAGAGAAAAAAAGAAAGTAGAAAAGGCTTGGATAGGTAGTCCATTTAGTTTAAGAAAGGGGTAGAAAGTGGAAGATTTGGGTGTTGAAGAACTAAAACAATTGATTAATTATTATAAACAGAGGTCATCAGATCTTGAGTTTAGCGTATTGCAACTACAAATGAAGTTAAATAAAATTATTTCTCTTCAGGAATCAAAACCAGCAACGAAAACTGTTGTAGAAAAAAAATAACATTTAAGCAATAGGAGAAATATGCAAGAGTTAATTGCAGTAGCCTTGACATTGCCTATTGCTTGGGCTATAATTAAAGTAATAAAGAAAAGGGCTAGAAAGAATTTTTCAAAAACCTTGTATCGTCAAAGCGATATACATAGTTTATTAAAATATTTTTTTTCTATCAAGTTATTAAACGAAGATGAACGCCCTTCTCAGTTGACAAAACGCAAACAAAAGAGTATGATTAAAGTTATATTCTTAGATAGCCAGGCATACTGGGTATCTGATAATACGTTTTATGTTGCAGAGGCAGTAAATGGTGAAATTCAAAAACACACCGTAAAGCCAGTAAACACAAACGGATTATCAAAAGGAGATCTTGACAAAATGCTATTCATTCTGGATAGCCTAAAGAACGGAAATAAAAATGATAGTGGCAGTACAGGGAACGAACGATTTTGATGATTACAACATCTTCATTCGTGCTATGGGTGTTGCCTTGTCTACAATGCAGGAAAATGATAAAGAGTTCGTAATATACTCTGTTGGACCTGCAAAAATAAATTCTTTTGTTTCTGAGTTTTGTAATTTATCAGAACGTGGAATGAAAGCAAGAGGTCGTAAGATTAAGTTTTATAAAGTAGCATCATCTTGGCTAGAAGAAAACATGGAAGCAGTTAACTACTTTGCATTTCTTTCTAAACCAAAACAACCTAACTCAAAATTAGTTGCTGTTGCTGAATTTAAAAATATAGAAGTAGGAATTTTTAGATACTAGGGGGAAGTATGATAATTAATAAACTAGAAACAATGGAAAAAATAGTTGCATCTAACTATATGCTTGATTGGGTTGGTTGGGATGTTGCAGAACGTAAAAAAACAGAGGCTGGTAGAACTGCAGTCAATGGTGTAAGAGTCAAAGGTCAGTGGTACACACAACGAGTATTTAAACTGAATCGTAATGGCTGGGATATTCCTAATAGATATAAGATGTAGGTGCTTAAATGAAGCAGCACTTATGGAAAGACAATGCCGCTTGCCTGGGTCTTGAGAATAACTTATTTTTTGACAAATACGAAGAAGATGTAAATGTTAGACCAATCGTGGACTCTATCTGTAATTCTTGCCCAGTTAAAAAAACATGTTTTGCTGTTGGCATTTCTAATAAGGAATGGGGAGTTTGGGGTGGTATTTATTTAGAAGGTGGAGACATATCAAGAGAGTTCAATAATCATAGAAACAAAGATGGTTGGGCAAAAACTTGGCAGTCTCTTACTATGGAGAAATAAATGTATACAAACGATATGCGTAGAGCCTTTCATTCTATTCTTCCTCCAAAAGGATTTAAGGTTCAGGTTATTGACAACGAACACTTTCTTACGATAAAATTAAATGAACGACAATTTGCTACTATGGTTCATGATGAAAAAATAGAAGCGTTAAAATATGTTGTTCAAGTAAAGAAGGCTTTAGAAATGAATGGAGCAATTGTGCTAGTAACTAGGGAGCCAATAAAATAATGCAAACCTTTTTACCTTACAAAAATTACGATCAGTGTGCAGAAATACTAGATAATAAAAGATTAAATAAACAGATATTAGAAGCCTATCAAATACTTAAAGTCTTGTCTGGTCAATCTCCTTCAGGTGCTTGGCGCAATCATCCAGCGGTATTGATGTGGAAGAATGCTGAGTATTCACTCAAGACATACGCTAAAACCATGATTAAAGAGGCTAAGGCAAGGGGTATTAAGACAGACAAGAACGAGTCCAATATAGACGCTCTAGAGGCTATCTGTGGCGAAATTTGGGGTACTCAGAAGCCTTTCTGGGCAACATCATCAAGCCCACACATAAATCGTATTAATATTACCCATAGGGCTAACCTGTATCGTAAAGACCCTATCTACTATGCTGAGTTCTACAAAGACACTACTAGTGAGTATAATAAGCCTTGTTGTGATAAGTGCTTATATTATTGGGTAACTCACGCTACCCGCTCAGTTTGACAATCTCAGGATAAGCGAGTACAATTATAGACATGGAGGTATTCTTGAATAACATTATTGTTATAATCCTTGCTACATTTACTTTATCTTTTGCTATCGCCTATATGTCTGTCTTACACAGAATGTCTAAACTAACACAAGAATTCTCTAAACTATTTATATCCCATAAATCTTTGCAAGACTTTGTTGAAAAGAATAACTTTGAATTTAAAAACGATAACGATGTACACAAAGAAAATTTTATTAAATTTCTTTCAGACTCTAGAGACTGGGCATTTACATACATTGAAGATGTTCAAAAAGGTTTAGAAAAATTTATATCAAACGTAGAGCCAGAAATTGTTAATTTTGATGAGAACAGTTCTACATATGAAGGAACCGAATATCACAATCTTATGAAAAGAATTTCTGAAGAATATAAAGAATTAAAGAAACTTATGCCAACAGATACAATAAGTAAAGATGCTTGATTTAAGGGGAATTCCAACCTGCACATGTCCAGAGTGTGGTGGCACTCTTTTTAGGGCTTTAGTTGGTTTTGATCCAGCAACATACACAATTTCTAACTATCATTTAGATATTCAATGCAATGAGTGTGGGGCTTTAGCAACTGCTCCAACACCAGTAGATCATCCAACAAATCCAAGTGACGATATGGGTTTTAAAGAATGAAAGATATTCTGTTATCAACTATAACAGGTTTTGGGTGCGGTGTCGTGTTCGCAGCATTCAAATTGCCAGTGCCAGCACCACCAGTTTTTGCGGGAGTCGCAGGAATTGTTGGACTATGGCTTGGCTTTACAATACTAACACAAATTATATCCTAGGAGGAATAATGGAAAAACTAATAAACGATAAGACAAAGGCAATGCTAGCATCATATGGTCGCTCAGTTCTTGCATCAGGTCTTGCACTATATATGGCTGGCGTAACAGATCCAAAAGATCTATGGGCAGCACTTGTAGCAGCGATTGCACCTGTTGCATTAAGAGCAATTAATCCAAACGATAAAGCATTTGGCGTATTGCCTGATGCTGCTGAAGTTGCAAAGGCTCTTAAGTCTGCAAAGGCACCAGCAAAGAAGGCTGCAAAGAAGTAATTTATCTTCTATCAGATAGCCAGTCTAGAAATAGGCTGGCTTTTCTGTTTATTCGTTTATAATTTGTAAATATTTATCTTTTAAAACTTCAACAGAAAAATTATTAAATCCTATTTCTACAGCCTTATTCTTATAATCTTTTATGTTTCCACCCTCAATATATTTATCAATCATCTTTGCCAATCTTTCTGGATTAGCCTCATAAATATTAACCATTGATTTGGTTTTAAACTCACCTATTTTTTTAGATTCTACCAACCATTTTTCTGGTAGTATTTGATTATTAGGGGAAACATCTGTCATAAAGACTGGCATACCACTTATTAAAGCCTCATTCATTGGTAAACATAACCCAGCATATCTTCTTGGCAATACCATTGCATCAAATCCATTATATAAGTCTTCTCTATTTTTTACATTATCTTGGCTTAATGTTAGG